AAGCAGCCGAACCGCTTTCACTTGCGCTATTATGTTCCTGGTACCACATTGGATTGTCGTACAAGAACTTTTCGTAACCGTCCATCCCCGACTCAAGTTCGTCGATTTGTTCGTTGGTGGTAGACAGTACTTTTAGATAGTATTCATCGTTTGGTAATGATACGAGATTGTTCTCAGTCTCTCTCAACTTTAAATACAACTGATCGATGGAACTTTTCTTTAGTTCGTAGGCTTGAAGACGTAACGTTGCGGACGAAAAGTTGACGAAGTTGCTCAAACTTCTGTAATCTGTAGAGTCTGGCCAAGTCGAAGATTTTCCAGCGAGCTTGTTTGTCAGTTCAGTATAAAGGCTTCCAGTTTCTCCCACCAACTGTTCAATCGTCAGAGGCTCCGTTGATGTACGTTCTCGGTCCACTTTCATTGAGAAGTTTGGGCCGCGGAGTGGAATAGTTTCTATTTTTTGTTTAGTAAAAAAGTAAACGTTTTGAACTATCGGAAGAAAACCAAATGTGTTATCTATCCACACCGACGAACCTGGCTTAAACGTGTAAGGAAGTGGCTCTGAAAGCTTTACCGCAACTTTATCCGGTACGGTACCGTCCACCGATGTTATCAGTTTTCTATTGACGATTTGGTAGCGGACGCCGTTAGAAAAGTTCAAATAATACTTGAAATATCCCGATACGTTTGTGGTATAGCTTGACTCAACTTCCAAGAACTTCGAAGAGAAGATTGTGTCGTAGTAGATCGACTGTAAAAACTCTACTATTTTCTGATAAGATTCTGGTTTTTTGTTGGTGATTCTATTTAGTTCGTGGTCAACCACGAAAACGAATAAACTGTAGTAATAGTTTTTGATCTCGTCAAACGTTACACCGGAGTTGAAGTTCTTGTATAGCCAATGCTTGAACTGGTCATAGATGCCCAGTATGTCATTAGTAGAAAATCCTCCATCACTTTTCAACTTTCCCTGTTTCACTCCATAGTATATGTCTGTCAAGAACATTACTATATCAACGTCCCGTTTGAAGCCGTAGTTGAACATCAACTCATTTGCTCCCGTGGGATTTTGTGTGGCAGTATCCTTGAATATCTTATATATTTCTGGCGACCACAACTTTGATACCAAATCGTCAGCTACTTCGCTAGGTTTTACTTGAGACTTTGCAAAAATGGAATAGTTGTTCGATTTTCCGCTAAACTTCTTAGGAGCCAAAACCAGTTCCCTCCTGGAGTTTGAAATCATATCGACTAACATCTGCTCTGCCGTGTCTCGCGATGAGCCCACAATGTCTCGTCCGAGAGAAACCAATATTTTGTAGCTACCGTCATCAACTCCGAGAGACTTCAACGTCTTGGAAACATCCAAAAATAGAGAACGGGTCTCTTCTCCCAAAACGGCGTAATCCGTATTTTCTTTAACGTACGAATAAGTTTCCAGTTGATTGAATACATTGTAATACGATTGTGTGTACGACACCACATTCCCAGACGCATAAAAACATGAACCTGTTACGAACGAGTTATCGATGTTGTAGACAGAAAAATCGACATAATCTTTTGGGTCGTTACCAAACGGAAAGTTTTTTGATGAAGAACCCTCTGTGAAGAACTCAAAATCGTCTTTTTCCATCAATACGCCAACGCTCAATGATGATGTGGATGTAATCTGGTACTTGATGTCGCTAAGGATCATATTTCAGAAAAGTCTACTTCGGTTGAACTTTCTACTTTGGTCGTTACTGCCACGGCATTCACCAATGGTATCGTGATACACGAAGAAAACAAATCGTCGTCCACGTTTTCTATTACGAGATTACCATACTCATCGATGTTTGGAGAAATAGATTTACTTACAAATAACTTCTCAACATCGGTTTGGTTGTAAAATGCTAAAGTAGAGTTCAAGTTCATCTTACGATTTTGAATGCGGTTGGGATGATTGTTGTGATTATTGAACCGCTCTGCTCAGTTTTTATTCCAACCCGGAAGTACCTTTCTTGTGGTAATCCGGTGGTGTCCAACATAAAATAATGCCCGTTTGCATCAAAACTCAATCTGGTGTATGGATCGAACGGAATAATATCCTCGGCACTTTCTGCGTCTCGAATACAATAGTAGCTTGCCGTTGGAAGATAGTATACATCTAAATAGTCGGACAATCTATTCGTGAAAGTTTTGATTGGGTATCTCTTTCTTGCCGTCACTTCCATCCTTACGATAGATCCGTGTACGTATTCTTTCGACATGTTTTTCATCGAAAACACCGCATCCCTGATTTGCATTGGGTCCGCGCTTCCGGTCTCAATCAACGCATCGGCCCAGGCCACATCAATATATGGAGAATAGATCGTATTTGTGTTACTAGAGAAAAACTTCAACGATCCATAATCTACCGAACTACTTTCGTCGCTGTGCATCAATATCAATCCATTGTTGACTATGCTCCCATTGATCCACGAGTTCACGATTGGTGTTATGTCCATTCTTACGTCAGAGCTACTGTTATCGAAGGTTTGGTAACAGACATAACTTCCGGTAACAACCGAAATATTTGACGATGTTGCTGGTGGAACGTAGTTGCTTGACGGACAATCTAAAAATGGATTGAAGGGGTCGACGTACGGCGCATCAGCGTATCCCGAACCAGATCCGACCAAACTCGCTGAAACCCACCACGTTCCTCCACCTGAACAATCTGACAGAGACCCGCTATACCATATTTTTGTTTGACCATCACTAAGCTTCCACGTAGCTCCGTCAGCGACCACCTGTCCATCGTATTTGTATCCTGTTCCAACGGCCCATGATTGAGAAATCGGATATGCGGCCAAAGTATACTGTTGTGGGATCTCGTTTGCTTCACATGTTTTCAACACCAAATAAAACTTCGGGTCCACAATCTGATTTGTTGAAATCGAGCAAGAGATATCTTGAAGATTGAACTGTAAAAGGGCTCTCGACAAAATAGCGCCGTTCGTCAGTCCACCTGCAACTAAAATGTACGAACCGGAATAAGAGCTTGATACTATCGCCGAACTTAGAGATGCTGAGTTGTACGACCCAGACATTGAACCAGATAACAACTCCGCTTGCGACGCCGAATAATGAAATGCGTGGTATGTTAGAGTAGAAAACGTAGACTGGCTAGAGCAGCTATCCGTTCCTATCCTCTTCTCAACTTCCAACACCTCGTCCAACCCCATGTTTTTGTGCATGTACGTGGGTTGGTTGGTAATAAACGTGTCTTTCGACGGATATAAAAAGTAGTGCATCTATAATGTGGTCTTTACACTATAAATATAACCACCTCGGAGATATTATCTTATATTTATACCGCTCTTCCCACTATATCTTTTGTTGGAAACTTGATCTCAAAAACAGCGGGGTCTATGGATGGGTATATAATCTTGTCGATGATAGCCTTTTCGATGTCATACGAATACGGAGAATATTCCCCGTCTTTCTTTGTGAGGTTCTTGACCTTTAAATAAGACACGGACTGAACACCCGTCACCTTCGCGATCTCTAACTCCAATCGACTGAGATTTATCGGTTGACAGAATTGTACGTCGTTTATATCAAAAAACTGCTTCACTAGATTTAGGCAGTTAGCCAACACCTCGCGCTTGTTGTAGTTTTTGTATACGACCACACCAAAATCTATACCAATGTTTATGACATATCCATCCAAAATATTGACGCTATCCGTCAACATTCTGTATTGATTTAGATAGTTCTTGAGATTTCTGCGGACCGCTTCATTGGTTGACACCAACCTCTGATTTTTGTCGTAGCATAGCGTATAGAGATTTATGGAAAATGGATTGCTCTTTTCCATCGTAGTTTTATTTACGAACCCCGTGTACGCGCTTCCGGAAACAAAGTTATTTGGCTCATACTGAACATTTGGTATATCCAACTGAGAATCAGATACCGCATAAGCTTTTGCAATCGAACCGTATTTTGATGGCATGGCGTACGTCCTAACAACGTAGTCTGCCTGAGTAACAACTCTGTTTTGAGACGCGATGTTGGCTAATGCGTTATTTCGTATCTCGTCGTTTGTTTCCGGGCCACGTCCCCCTGCCGCAGGGATCGGATTGTTGATCTTAACCGAACGTCTCACCAGATTTGTTAAGTTTAGCTCCAACGTTGGTAGTTCTGTAAGATCTCCGAAGAACTCTACATTAGATGTATTTTTTATAGAGTTTGCGTTTACGTTACTTGCAATGCCACCGCCAACTACATAACGAATAGTCAATGTCGTGTTCGCGGGCGCTTGACCAAAAGACTTTGATGATAGGAAGTTGGCCGGGTCATATGACAGGTTTTCGCTTCGGAATGTTGGAATCTTTCCTACCGTGTTGACGTTCGGAACGATTAGGTCGTCTTCTTTGGAATCAACGCCCGAACCAAACTCTATAAAAGTGGTGTCATCTGCGTTTACTCCTGTGATAAATCGCTTCGAGGTCCTCAAATATTTCAACAAAAATGGGGTAGTGTCTCTGTCCTCCGACAATACCATGTCATTCTTAAAAATGTTCTCACGGTCAACTGGAACCAAATCTTGGGCCAAATATTCTGTCTCATACCACCGATTCCCATCAGAATCATATATATCAAACACCTCAACCACGTTTGTTTCTGGAAGATCGATCTTGTAAAACGGCGATGGGCTGTTGATTGATACCTGCTTCGTGATAAGTTGGCCAGAAAATGCATCCGCGGTCTTCTTCAAGACATAAAACTCAGGCTTTCCAGTGGAGCTTCGTTGATATACCGATATTTCGAGTGGGTTGTTTTTTGTGTCAACCGTGAAATCAACCGGAGAGTTTGTTAAAAACGTAACCCCCGAATCACTGACAGTTGCCATTCCCGGTTTGATGATTTGGGCATATGCCATATCAGGAACCACATCACCGTTCTCGTCGGTCTTGGCTGGGACAAGTTGGTATACATCTATTTTTGTAACCGCGGGGGAAGTAACTTTGGACTTGTATCCGAGAGACCGCGCTGAGTCTATTATATTTTTTCGTTCTTCTGCGTTGATCAACATCGACTCTTTGAACTGATAATCGATGTAATACGACAGTACGTCGCCCACATAAGCAGCCATTTCAATGAACATCATGCCCGTAGAGGCTTCGCTGTAATCCCTATAGGTTGTTGAATAGTATGTTTTGGCAAAATCCAATAGAGATTGTTTCAGTTGTGAAAAATCCTTGTTTAGATATTTAACATCCTTTTTGCCGGGTTGAAAAGACTTTGGCGTATCCAGTATCATAAGGTGTTATTTGCCACTCCCATTGTTAGTTCCTGTGTAGCCATGACTCCAGCGGACGGTGCGGTAAACAATACCGTGACGTCGATTCTTCCATATTGCGTTGAACTAGTAACCGCACTAACCTTTTGAACCGCAACAAAAGGCATCCACAAGTTTATGTCTTTTTTTATGGTGCTTTCGATAATCGGTGTAATGTCATCCGTGTAACTTTCGAACAATATGTTCCATAAACCAGAACCGAACTCTGGGTTCATTCTTCGCTCTCCCTTTCTCGTTCTAAGAAGTAAGTGAAGATTTGATTTTATTTGCTCAATGACACTAAAGCTCTGCGCAAAATATCCCGTATCTCCACGTGTTATG